ACGACACCGAAAAAGATTGTTCGTGACGTGTTCACAACCCATATGTTATTGAAAAATATATTTGTGATTAACGAAGCCCTAACCATCGCCACAGAAGCCGAACAACTACGCAAGGATAAAGAAGCGATGAAACGCGTACTAGATGGTGCAAGGTCTTTATTGCAGATAAATTCTGATACTATTGACCAGTTACGCATCTGCGTAACCGAACTAGAAGCCTTCATAGAAGCGAGAGGAATTGAATTACCATGAAAATATTAATCTTAAAACTAGCGCGATATCTATGCACGTCCGCAGAAGCGCAAAACTATATCACCGTTTCAATTGAGTATGAGAGGGGCATTGAATGACCTCACACGAACACCTGCGCGACATATTCAACGAACGCCGTAAATGGTGGCAACCAGACTTCGACCAGACAGTGCAATTCGCAAACGAGGGAAAGCACGGAAGCTATATGAAGCTCAAACGATTGATGAAAGAATACATAAATGAACAAAAGGTTAGTTGTGACCGTTGATGGAATGCAAGTCGTAAAAATTGCGAAATATGGCGTAATCCCAAAATACAAATTAGAGCAATGGCGTAGGGAATTTATTAAATTCTTTGACGTGCCTATGGGATTAAATGGCTGGGGAGTGAAAATACAAATGTTAGAACCAAGGAAAGACATTAAAGCATGGTATCCGCTATCATAGAAACAATAATGCAGTTACATAAAGAAGGCCGCACATATCAGGAAATAGCCACATTTACAGGGCTGTCTCGTGGCGCAGTTGCTGGTAGGTTAAAGCGTCATAAAGCAGTATTAAGAGGACATACAGGCAATGTTAAAACTATACCAGTTGCAAAAATACCATTGCCAGAAACAACGGACGGTATAACTATTTTTGAATTGAAAAACAATACGTGCAGGTATATAATCGGAAATGGTCGATATTGTGGTGGACTAACTCAAGACCGTAGTTATTGCGACCACCATCATTCTATTTGTTATACAGGGAGGGGAAAGAGGTTATGACACCACATCCAATTGCTTATGACCGCAATACTAATACATGGATAACATATTCAGGTGAGTTTAATTCTTATGCAGAGGCGTTGAAGACGATTAAGCCTCTTTCTCCCACAACTCTGAATGAGAGAACCTAACATTAGGCACAATTCCGCTTTCATTGGCTAACATAGTCCTAAGCATAACTGGCAACCATACATCTAAACCACGGCGTGTGGGTGATATGGTTGTCACTTCTTCAAAATCGCAGTAATGAGCAACATACATATGGCCTATTTTCTGGATAACCACGATAGTATCATATTGCCCTGTAATGTCTTCACAATTGAAATATAGTAAGACTATGCGACCTTCCATGTTATCCCCCATTTGCTTGATTGAGTGCTGTACGATACCGTTCCAATAACAAGGCCAAGCACTTAGCAGATACAGTGTCGTCCGATACATTACAAGGTATTGTTGGGTGTTTAACACGTGGTCTTTCCACTACATGACTGCACCCTGACAAGAGTACGCATAAGGACAGGAGACTTAATATCTGTAGTGTCCGTGTCTTTATTAATGATGTCTTCGATTGATTGTAATTTGGCCTGTTCGTCAATGATATGTTGAGCAGATTTTGCGAGGGCTTCGTTAGATAATTCTGACTGTTCAAGACGTGCGACATTGTATCCCCAATGATATGAGGTGTAAGTGGTGGCGGCTAATAGACCTAAAATCACAAGAGCCGCCGCCCCGTAAGTTAGGATTGGTGACATTTTATTTCAGTTTTTTAACTGCTACAATGCGCCCGTAACCAGCAAGAGCCAGACCAAGGAATGAGACAATCTCACCATCCAAGCCATTAAGCATAGTTGTATCAAAACCAAGTTGTGTCAAAACCAAACCAACGAATGAGATGGCAATGCCCCACATTGTCTTTGAGAGTAGAAATGACTTTACGTTTTCTTCCATGATTTTATCCTTTTGTTATTGACATTATGCCATGACGTGATGTAAATTGCAATTACTGAGTTCGTTCATTATTTCCCTCCCATACGACAACCCCCTAGTCTAAAAAGCTAGGGGGATTGTTTTTATGAGGCGTAATGAAAAAACCCGAATGTTCTTACAAATATATAAGTGAAAAATGCTAAAACTGGATATCCACGCAATAATATAGAAGCGGATAACTCAATATCAGCTTGTTTGCGTGGATACCCAGTACGATATTGGGTATCGTGTAAATCACATAAATCGCCAAATTTCTCATTAAACCAAGCGCGAAACTTTGGCACATAAGGAAATGTACATTTAGGCACTTTGCGACCACTCCACAGGCATAATCGTATCTTGTGGCAATGTGACACCTTCAGGCAAATAATTGCGCCACGCATAAAATTTAGTGTCAGACGTAGGGCTTGCAATATACCATGTGTTATTAGGCGATAGTTTAGGAATATCCCATGTAATAGTCATTGCGCTATCTGGCATATTTTGACCAGTTGCGGCGTTTTTGCCTATCAGCTTGCCGTCTATAACAGTGTACCCTTGAGATGCCCACCAAGCGGAGGCTATTTGGTTAATGACAGCCACGCATTGATTAGCTTGTATTTCAGTTGCGAATTCTATGATTAGAAGTTTGTCCATGTGATACCCCATTTAGTAGCTAGGTAATTACCAACTAAGTTTCTATTTGCTGTAGATAAATCTGTATCATAAACAATAAATTCTGCTATACACCCATTAAATGCACGGAATGAAGAACCAGCGGTTTGATTCCCCAAAACAATAGATGTTGATGTAATTGCAGATACACCGCCATTAAGTCCTAATAAAGGCGACCCATCATGTGCCATATTATAAGATGTGGCACCATTTTTTCTAGTGAAATTTATATGAGATAATGTATCAACCGCGGTCGAGTTTGGTGACTCACCTCTAAATGGTGTCGCCCCAACATCCGCATTTCTATATAATTTTCTTGTATTATCATATATAAATGCTAAATCATCAGATGAACCAAAAGCCCATAAGGATTGCTGAGCTGTGTTAGTATCAGTAAAAGCAACGCAAAATGTTGTAGAGCTTGCGTTTCCTAATGCAAACATTGACGCATTGACAAGAGCATCGTTAGTTCCATCAAAATCAAGAGCATTTTTACCATTGATTGTCCGCGTTCCTGTTATTGGTTGGTTTGCACCCGTTGCTTGTGTAAAATGCCTTGTATTACCAGACTTATCATTCCATTGAGATACCGCGCCAGAAGCTTGTGTAATCGTTGCCGCGTCGTTAGCATCAAGCCATAATTGAAGCCCCGCGATATCAGTAGGAGCAAAAGCAGGGGCAGAACCACCACTTGCTTTCCATCCCCTAGCCCTATTTCTCGACCTAATCATAACGCCGCACCTCTCATTAAATCTGTAACTCTTTTAGCTCTATCGCCGACTTGTTTCGCCCATAAACTTTGCATGGCATTGTCAGCCGCCGCTTGGTAATTACCAGCTTTTAATAATGCGAGAGTATTTTTGAATGCTTTGAACTTTTTAATCCCTAAATTAAAACACATATTAGCCATTGCTTGTTGGACATTATCAGGGCATTTTCTCCACCAAGGGAATTCAGCGTCTAAAGCGTTTTCTACACGGATAATATCATTCTCAAGTAAAAAATCCGCTTCGTCTTCTGTAATGCCGCCGCCAAGTTGCTTATCGATTAATCTGCCATATCCTATGGTTAAATAACCTAAGCTATCTTTATAAGCATTCGGCATAAATCCTTCGTCACGCTTTAATGCTTTGGCAAGTTTAAATCTGTCCATTAATGCCACCCCATCAACTTTGACATGGTTAAAATCATAATGCTAAAAAACCCAATATCTCTTAATTGAGTGGTTTTTTTTTCTTCTCTTTTAGTCGGACATACCTCTAAACCATCAAACGCAGACGGATTATCATTAACCGCGCATATCAAACGCTTGCAAGCCGAACGAACCTTCAAATTAGTATGCATATAATCACTTTTTAGCATTTATAACACCTGTCAAAACATTAACCGCTTCTGCAACCTCTAAAAGAGTTTTGTTCATTTCCTTGCGCTCTGAAAACCAAGCCCGTTGTAGGAAAATAATATAAGCCATTAAGATAATCAAAAACATTGCCTCAAGTGCTATGACCTGATTATCGTTATTTGTAAACCTTTGCGGGTCGGGTATTGGTATTTCAGTGGTCAATTATATCCTCACTGTTGCTGTAGTTTTTGATGAACCTAAATATGTCGCCGAAGGATACCATGTACCAGTGCCAGCACTTACATCACCCTTGACGGTTAAATAATGGCGACCTTCTGAAACTGATACGTTATCTGCCACACTAACAGGGGCAGGTAGAAAAGTCGTTGGTTGCATAAATGTAGATCCGCCAATATCTGTTGAGCCGTCAATACTCAATTGCGTTGTTACAAGGTTATTAGCGCCACCGTTAGAAACAGCTTGGTTTGTATTGCATGATACGGTTTCATCATTCCAAGATAGGAAATTACAACGAATTTCAGAGTTAATTTCTACCATAGATGTAGATGATGTAGAGCGTGCAGTAGAAAACGAGCTAGAAACTGTTATGTTTCTTCGATTAAACCAGTTAGCTACATCAGCCGCGCCAGTCCCCCATGTGTTCAGAGCAGAGGCATAAGCCATACCGACAAGCGTTCTTGTTGCGTCACCTGTTTTAATCTCAATACCATTGGTATTTTTGCTATGTCCTGTGGCGGAAAACTCAAGTGTCATAGTTGAGCCAGACATATAAGCATAAATATAATATGTGGTCGTTGCCGCCGCACCAGTAGGCGCAAGAGACACCCCCGCATTTGGTATAGCTTGCGGAACGCCATTAATAATTAAATATTGACCATTATATTGTGAAAGCAAAAGATTTGCGCCTGATAATGACAAACGGCATTGACCGTGCAAAAACAAATTAGCCGCAGATATATTTCCTGTAGTTGATATATCGCCAGCAAAAACCGAGGCAACTCCAGAACTTGCTCCCACTGTTAATGCGGTTGTTCCTGCGCTGTTTTTTAACACTACGCCGCTTGCGCCAGAGGTTTGAATGCTATCGGCATAAATATTTAGGCTATTTAAAAACAATGTATTCCATGATGTTCCATTGCAAATACAAATAGCTGTTTGTTTTGGCCTAATTGTAACGGTTGCCACGCCATCAATTAATTCAGCCGCATTAGGGTCAACAGTTACGTTTGCGCTTGTGCTATCATTTTTAATAACAAAATAAAAACCATCCGTTGCAGAGGCAACAGGCAAAAGAGATAATGTGGCCGCCGCAGTTGCTACAATGACGTTATTTCTATATGCAGATGTAATGCTTAAATTCCCAGATATTGAAACAACACTTGAGCCAAATGCATTTGATGTATCGCCTGCAATATTATCTTTTGTCTCGATTGTAACGCCAGCAGATGTCTTTAAGACAAATTTATAAGCACCAGACGCCAACCATGCAACATATCGCCCCGCACTGTCTAAAACGATAGGATTAGGGTTAGCAATCGTTCCATCACTATCAGAGTAAGTTACTTTCGGCGTTGTTGTTCCCGCTTCATAAGTGTAAATCAAACCACCAGAAAGAGGGTTTCCGTTATTGTCAAATTCTTGTGAAAAAATGTAGGGTGATAAACGTGCCATTAGTTACTCCTATATCCTGACGAACTTTCGTCTTTTAAGTATCGTTTTATAAAATTTATGATGTGGTTAATCATTTATATTTGTCTCTCTAAATTGTGTTCTTTTGGAAAAAGTTGTGGCTTTCTCTGGAGAGTTTGGAAGAATGTTTTTAATTACAGATTTATCAATAATAACAATCTCGTCTTCGCCGCTACCTATTTTTATTCCACCAATCCCCTTTTTTTTCAAATCATTAATAAGATTTTCAGGTATGTCTTCCGCATATTCATATTGTGGTAAATCAATTATTTTTGTTCCTTTTTTTATTTCTGTAGGAATGATTGCACCATATTGATTAGATGTCGCAAAATTAGACGCCGCCTTTTCTTTTGTTGAAAAAGAAATTCCGCTTTGTTTTTGTCCATATCCGCCGCCGCCAACAAAACCTTCTGGCATCTCTTTTGAAGACTTAAATCCTTCTCTCATTATTCCAAGCCTATTTTCCGCACTTGTGCCATGAAAAAGAATTTTATCTGATTTTAATGTTGTAACTTTATCAGGCAATATCTTCAAAGCCCCACTTTCATCAGCAATGTAATCTTTGACAAATTTTCCAACATCAGAATTTTTTAATTTATCCAACTCAATTTTTGCCTGTTTAGGCGATAATTTCATAATTTGCTTAATTTTATCTACGGTAATAAGTGGGTTTATTTCTTGACCTTTGCCTTGTGTCGCAACCATTTCAGCCGCTTTCATAGCTTTTCCAACTTGTACTTTTTCAGCCAAGCCACGGGAAGCCGCAGAAGTTGCCGCACCTGCTACACCAGCGAGAGGGCCTCCGACAGCACCAGAAATAACACCATTTAAACGGCTACCAAATATGCCTTTTAGTGTATCTGTAACAAAGCCAGTATTTGCCGCTTCTTTCATTGCAGATATTTCAGATGGTGAATAACCTTTTAATCTTTGCGGGTTGCTTAAAAGAGTGCTAAAGCCTGTTTTAATCGCAGTAGCAGGATTTTCCATCATATCGGCGCGATTAATAATGCGCTCAATATCGTTTAATTTTCTTGAGGCCGACCAGAGTTTTTGACCTTGTTTCCAAGTATCAAAACCTTGTTTACCACCTATTGTCATTTCTTCTGTTGCGTCATTGATTTTATTACGCAATGCAGTTTGGACATCTAAAAGTTTTTTGCCTTGTTTTGTGACTTTTCCTAATTCTGTGAAGCTATCAATTGCATCACCTAAAGCCTCGTCAAGCTCTTGAGCGTCTTGCAAAGTCATTGGTCTATTTCTTATGGTGTTAAAATTATCAAGTGTTTTGGTAAATGCGGAATCCCCACTTACAAGCTTGCCCATTTCTGATTGAGGGCGCAATGAATTTAATGTATCAAGAAAATCATTTGTGACTTCTGGCTTTAATACGCCACCTTGCTCATCGGCAAGTTTATATAAATTACTAGCTTGTTTTCTTAATTGTTCAGAGTTTGGAATAACTGATTTTGTTCCTAACGCCTCATTTGCTTTACGAAGTATTGGCGCACCAACCGCTCCAATAGCCGCGCCTGTTAATCCACCCTCAATTGCACCTTGTACTTTTTCACCTTCTGGCGCATTGTATGCGCCTATACCAGCGCCAATTACCGCACCACCTGTACCACCACGGATAGCAGTGCCAGTCATTGACGGAGAGCCTAAACCCTTTCCAAAGCCGCCAAGAATAGGGGCGGCAAGCCCATAAACAGGAGCCATAGAAGCGTTTTCCAGTCTGTTTTTCGCCCCTCCCTGTCCTTCTGCAAACATTGTTGCGCCAATGGTAGGTGTAGCTGTAGCATATATTTTCGCGGCGCGTGATGCCAAAGAGCCACCACCAGCCCAATTTGCAATAGCTTGCATTGGTTTTGTTGCGGCGAGAGTTGTTCCTGTTGCAATATTTCCACCAATTTCAGCTCCCATCATTGTTTTTGGATATTGTTCGCGGCCTTGTTTTAGTTCATTTCTTGATGTTTGCAACGCAATGTCATAAGCCTCTGAAGGACTAACATTACGAGCGGAAGGCATTGCGTAACTTAATGCAGATATAGGCAATGCAGAGGCCGCCGCAAGTATCTCATCCCCTGCACCACCTGTTATACCTTGGAAACCACCACGCGCCATCATGCCAGCTTGTTGTACTAAACCTTCTGGCATAGATTGCAATGATGTTGGTTTGACGCTTAATGGTTGCTCTTGCACATTAGCACTCTCTGGTTGAGACTGCTTAGGTTGCGATAATTCATCAACAGTAACGCCCAATTTTTGAGCAATCTCTGCTTTAGTTGTTCCTTCTGGAACGCCCTTTAACACTCTGCCATCTGGAAGATTTACATCCATTATTTTAAATCACTCCAATTTACAGTATTAGATTGATTGCCAGTATTTTGAATATTTCCAGTATCTAACCCCTGTCTAATTTTTACGCGACGAATAAGATTATTAATCTGAGCATCACGAGATTCTTTTGAAGCATTTTCATCAAAAATTCTATTAAGTGTCGCCTGAAAATCTTTGTCAGTAGGGTTTACACCCAGTTGTTTTGCAAGAGGAGCCGCTAGCTCAAGTCTATTTTGTTTTAACAAGTCCATATTTGTAGCGGCTTGAGGGTTTAACATTCTTGTACCAAACTCAACAGGAGCAGAGCCAGCATAAGGAGCGTTAATAGTTCCTTTGTTGTATTGAAGCATACTTTCCAAAATAGGTAGTGTGTTTAAATCTAATTTATTATTTTTAGCTTGTTCAATTTCAGTGGCGGTTTGTTGTTTTAATTTTTCAATCGCGCTTTCTTTTTGAAGGTCAAGATTAACTTCCTCTGCCTTCTGCATGGTTTTAGGACTTGCACCCATAGGAGCAGTCACACCACGCGCCATATCGCGTTGCATTGGGCTTGCCTGTGATACTTGCCCGTAATTATCGCCAACAGGCGGCATAACCAAATCACCACCCAAATCATTAATTGCCATTCCATTACCTTTTGGCATAGGTGGCATAGCGGCGTTAGGGTTAATGCCTTGTGGTGGCATAGTGCCGCCAGCAGGATTAATACCATAATTTTCAGGCTCATAAGGTGATTTGTATGTTGCTGAACTTGGCGCAGTTCCAAGTGCCTCAAATATATTTCTATTTTTTGGATAAATATTGCCAGTCGTAGGGTCAATTGCATTCTGCATAGACTGAAACTTACCATACGCTTGTGCCATTGGTATATCGCGCGGGTCTGGTGCAGTTCCTTGAGCTTGTGCAGTCAATACACGCATTGCCGCACCTTCGTAATCGGTAGAGCGTGCCTTTTCCTCTTGTGCTTTTCTATTTTTTTCAGCCATCATTTTGTCAAAAAAATTAGAAACTGTAGAATCAGCCTGAGCTTGTCTTCTTGCTTTTAATTCCGCACCTTGAAAGAATATATTAGGGTCTAAAGCCATATTTTACCTACCATAAATTTCCCCAAGGTGTTTTTCCTGTAAATACCGTTCCGCCCAGAGTGCTAAACATTGAAGGTTTGGAATTATCAACCTGTTGCGCCGCCGTAATTGCATTACCCATGCCTGTATAAATATCACTACCAGCATTAGCGTAATTTTGACCCGCGCCAATAACTTGACCAGATTGTGTCTGCCCCATTCCAGCAAGCCCTGCCAAGCGATTGTATAGATTTCCTTGGTCTGTGTTAAAGCGATTATATGCATTCTGGTATTCTTGAGAACCCATATTCTGACCAAGTTCCATTAACGCTTGAGAAGCCGCAGGAGTTAAATATTTACCAGAGGCCGCAAGTTGACGCTCCATAGCTTTATTACCTTGGTCAACCCTAAATTTATATGACGGGTCTGTATAAATATCTTGCCCTGTATATGTCTTAAGCAAGTCACCATATCCTGCATCAGTCGCTTGATTATTATAAGCCGCATCAACAGCCGCATTTAGACCATTTGTATCTGTTGATGTTTGACTTTGTGCGGTTTGAAATGGTGTCAATCCAAAGTTACTTGGATTGTTTTTAATCATATTGTAATCAGCACCCCATTTAAAGGCATCCTCACCACGGGTATCATACATATATTGTTTAACATCGTTTTCATTGCCAATATTAATCATTTTACCATTAGAGCCAACCATATAACCAGTGTTAGGAGATGCGACTTGTGTAGTGGTTGTATATTGTGGGGCTAGTTTATCATAAAATGATTGTCTGCTTTGGTTGCCACCACCTGATAACCCCATTAATGTTGATAATTGATTGATTGCAGACGTTCCAGTGTTAAGCCAAGGTTGAGAAACTTGCTTGGAATAATCATACTGGTCTTTTTGCAATTGCAATGCTTTGTCGCCATATTGCAACATTGCACTTGTATCTGTTCCGCCGCCTTTACTTCCCATATTTTACACCTAATGTCATTATTTTATATCCCCAACGCTTGAGGAATGTTGATTTTACTTTCAAATCATGTTCAAAAACCATATGAGACATATATAAAGGTACGCCGCATTCATCAGCCGCAGATTTTGCCGCATCGGACATTGTTTTTGCCGCTTTTACGCTTCTATGTTCTGGTTTAATATAGAACATATATTCGCGCATAATAGGGCTTTCAGAGTATTCAGGATAAGAGCCAGCCATGCCAGCAAAGCCAATTTTTTCGCCTAATTTTTCAAGTAAAATACATGGAGCAGAAACCCAATTTTTTAATACAACATCAGCGCATTTTTGTGCGCTTACAGGCTCTATATAATCTTGGATTTCATTAAGGGCTGTGATGTACATTTCTAAAACTTCTGCCAAATCCTCGCGCATAGCGTATCGGGTTGTTATGACAGGCAATTCAGAAGATGCCAGTGCTTCTGGTGACATTATACATTTTCCTTGATTAAAAGCAAATACTTTTTATGCCTTGTATGTTTTATTAATATACAATCCAACGGTATCAATCGTAAAACTATGTGTTGTATTAAGATAGAATTTTCCACCATTTGCTAAGAAATTAGCACCAATCCAAACAGGAATAGCAACGGAAAAATTCATTCTAATACCAGCCGATTTGTTAATCTCGAATGGTTGTGCATAAATAACATCACCAGTTGCCACTTCTATCTCAAGAATAAACTGGTCTGCTGGACTTCCTGCAACAATAGTCATATCAAATCTTAAAACGTAAGCGTCATTTAAGCTGTCTGGAGTAAACTTATTGCCACTGAGCCATGACGCAACACCAACGGGTAAGTTTTGAGTATTGGTAACAACGCCAAGTGTATCAATAGTTAATTGAGTTCGTCCAGATGATATACTTCTGGGGCTTGCCTGTGTATATTGACTATCTTGGTAATATGCCCAACCTAGTCTATTTTCTGTTATCCATTTATAAACAGATTGAAACCATAATATCCAAGTCTGTACAAACTTGTTATTTTGATTGATTGTAGCGTCTTGAATTGGTGGGGGGCTAGGTTGCATTTATATACGCCGCATTAATTTGAAAGAATGTTTTTTCTGTATATGTAACTTCAAATACTCTGTCACGAGCAGAGCTAAGCCTTGCCCATCTTACACGGTTTTTATATTTTCCTATTTTACCGACTGATTGCCATTTCTCATTTGACCATGTATGACCGCCATCATCAGAATACCGCATAACAATTTGAGGATCTAATCCGCTTATCAAGCCTACACCAGTTTCCATGTCTAACTCAAGATTAGAATATGTTATGTTTTTCTTTTCTTCTTGAATATGTGGAGAAACACGTCGCCTAATAATATTTTCACCATCAAAAGAATATAAGTCCATACTTTGACGGTATATTTTACCTGAAATTCTGTCACCAATTAAGTTTTTCTGGTTAAAGAAAAAATGACATGAACCTCTATGTTGTCCGTTTACACTGTTAAGCGTATCGCGCCATTGTCTTTCGTGCCATGCGCCTGTTGAACTATCATATACAAGGGTTGTATCTAATCCTTTGACCTGTAAACAATAAAAAACATGGCCTTTTTCGTGATAAACATAAGCATAGCTTTCTGAAAAGTCCGCACTTTTAGAAATAGTGTTTTCAATCGCTTGAGTTGACATTCTAACTGCATTATAACCATCAGCTTTCCATACAACCCCACGCCCCTGTTCATCAACGCCAAGCCATGCAATTGTGTTATCAAATTTTTGAACTGTAAAAGGAGCCGCGCAACCTGTTTGAATAATTGCGCCTGATATTCTCTCGAACGGAAACGCTAATGCGCCAGAATTGTAAAAGACCTCAACAGACACTTCGCCAAATACCCATAGGTTTCCGTGGTCTGATATAAGAGAAACAATTTTATCAGGATTACTATCTGCCCTCGATGTATCTAGGGCATCCCATGTCAAGCCATCGTAAAGCCCAGAAATATAAAAGTTAGCCGTTCCGTGAGCATTTACGATAAAATACCCATCTTGGAATGACACAACATCAGCAATAGGGAATTGCGGGTCTGTAATTTGTGACCATGTTAATGTATCCATATTATATATATAGCCTTTAGAACCATCCACAATCATTAATTGAGTGCCGTTCTCGTCTATACCAATTTGTCCTACGCCAGTCGTAAGAGTGCCTATAAGCGTTCCTGTACCGTTTTCTTTGACTTCATAGGCTTCATAACCAGACACAACAAAAGCCCTGCCATTCGCGCAAGTCTTTGCCCCCCTGATTGCGCCTCCGCCGACTGTAGCAAATAGTTCGTAACCAGCTACACTCGCCAAAGCATTAGGCGATTTTGAAGAACCGCTTTCACTTACCATCGGAAACATATTAATGCTTCTCTGGCAATCAAAAGATATTGCATCCAAATTATAAGTTGCGCCTACAAATCCGTTAAATATCATAAATATTATCACCGTAAACATCGCCGATAATAGTTAATCCATTATCAACCGTTAATATATTTGCATCATTAAGTGAGTTACTGCTTTCAACTGCTAATTTGCTTTCAGCCGCAATCTGAACAACAGTCGCAGAGGCTTGCTTACCGTACTCAGGAGCAATCTCAATCGCCAAGTTATAAATAAATGCTCTTTCGTACCCGCTAGGCATATTTAGAACATCGTCAAGGCTTGTAAAGTTAGTCAAGGGCTTCTTGCTATACAAATTCAAAGACATAGGCTGTGATGGGCTTGGATAAAGAAAAATATTGCCTTGCGGATAATTAGCATCATAATACATTTGCATCGGCGTTCCGCGCATTGTCTTGTATTGTATTTCTGCATATTGTGCAGAGCCAATAATATCTATTGGAACATCAGCGCCCGCTATAGTTATAAAGGCGGATGTAATTTGAATAGGTCTAACAGTATTAAAATCAGCGCCCGAACCTATTGTGTAAGCATTATCGCCAACGGTAAGTGCAAAGTTTTCTCTTGTTTCTGTATAGACAAGCTTATTTTGAATAGACCAGCTATCAATCATTGTAATGAGTGATTTTAAACCATCAAATGCGCTTTCACTTGACGCAGTTTCACCCGCGCCAACTTCCTCAATTAACTTTAGAGAACGTGTTACTAACTCGCGGATAGTTGTCATTATTCACCTGTGGTTGATTGAACGTATAAAATGCCTGTTCCTGATTTTGCTACAACTGCGATGTGAGTATCATTCGGCATAACACTGAACATCTCGACAATGCTATTAGGCGCAACGAAAGCAGTCCCAGCGGCGGCGGTCACTGTGCTATCGCCTGTTCTTACATAAGCATAATCAGTTCCAGACCATGACAAGCGGACGTTAGTTCCGTTTGTATTAGGAATAGCCGCTCTTGCCGATGTGATGCTTCCTGAAATTTCAACCGAAGGGTTGTTTACTCTAATAAAATCTGTCATTTTATTCTCCTTTAAATTAACCACACGATAAGAGGAATAACCCTCTTATCTAGAAGTTAAGCTTGAACCGCAGTGCTACCGACTGCGCCTTCATGTCTGATAATCAGAAACTTGTGCACACCAGCCGCAGGGGTTACAGAACCAGCAGTAGGGTTAAC